TGTAACCCTCTATCTGTAATACCTAAACCAGCTGATTCTACAAATGGTTCACGGAGTTGTCTTGTTATTGTTTCAGCCATTATACTTTTCCTTCTAAACTGTACATCATATCATACATTCTTTTTGCGCCTTTGTTAACACTTCCACCACCTGCTGCTCTAACTGCATCTGCTGTCATTACAAATTCATTTTTACTTAATCTTGCTGGTACATCATCAGCTCTCTCTTTAGAACCTTCAGGTATAAATCCACCACCTCTCATATCTTTTTCCATTATACCACCATCAGCTGCTTGCATAATACCATCCATTTTTTTAGGTTTTGGCATTTTATCTAGAAAAAATTCTCCTTTAGGGACTTTAGGAAATAGTGATGGTCCTGGTTTTTCACCATCATCATCCATTGGTTCACCTTTTTTTCTTCTTCTTACTTTACCACCATCTTTCATACCAGCTCTAGCTTGTGCTAAAAATTCTGAGAAAGACATTGGTTGTAGTCCTTGTTCTTCCATTTCAAAAACATATTGCTCATACATTTCTTCTATGTCTGTTTTATATCCGGATGCCATTTGCATAATACCTTCATCATCCATACGGCTTCTAAATTTATTCATTAATCTTTCTAATTCTTCTTGAAACAATTCCAGTTCTTCTGGAGTTAAATCTTTATATCCTTTACCAAATAGTTGTCTAGCAATATCATCATAGCCATCTTTTGGACCGGGAGCTGATACTTGTTCGCCATATTCAATTCCTTGGTCTCTCATTAAATCCATAATATTTAAATCATCTGTTTCTTCTTCTATCTCTACTTCACCACCTTGTGCAAAACCATATTTTTCTTTTACTATACCCATTGCTTCTTGTTCTGCTAAATCTACTGCATCTTCCATAGTTTCACCTTGTTTAAGATTTTTTCTTATTTTAATTCTAGTAAAGTAATCATAATCATCTCCCATTGAATCTACTATTTTACTCATTATGCCTTCTTCTTTTACTTCACCACCTTGTGCAAATCTTTTAAACTCTGCTGGCTTTACACCATTAAATGGTACACCAAAAGCTGCCTCCACTCCTGACATAGCTCGTGACATTGCCTCTGCATAATTAGGTTCTTTTTCCTCTGATTCAAATGTTATATTAACGTCTGAATCTTTAGGTTTTACCTTTCCTTTTTCTCCTCTTTTTACTGTAATTTTTTCTTCTTCTTCTTCATCAACAACTGGTGTTTTTTTGAGTAAATCATCCATGGTCATTACACCTCTCATTGCTCTTCCTCTACGACCACTCATAAGTCCTCTAAGTTCTCTTGTTAGACCACCCTCATTATATCCATATCTGTCTAGCATAGAGTTTACGTAATCATCATCATAACCAGCATTTTTATATATGTTAAATATTGATGTTCTTCTTTTAGTTTTATCTAATACACCTTGTTTTCTTAATTCTTCGTTGTACTTATCTATTTCATCTTGATTAATTTCTGCAAACTTGGCAGCTTGATCTATTGCTGTTTGTGCACCAATAGTTTTTATTGCACCTTGTCTTTCAATAAAATCTTGTCCTCTTCTTGCACCTTCACCTATTTTTTCAGCAAAGCTAAAAGTTGCTGTTGGATCATCTCCTGCCATAGGAAACTTACTTGCAACTGCACCTAAACCTTCGGCTGCTATATTAGGGGCAATTGCTAATAATCCTGCTCTTAATGGATCACCTTGCTCATCCGTAGCTGCAGATGTTGCACCTGCTATCAATGCTCTTTTTGTTAATGCTGTTCCTAACCCACTACCAAAACTTAAACCTGCAGTAGAAGGTCCAAAGCCAGCAGCGATATAAGGTAAGAAAGGTCTTACCTCTTTAGGTATAATCTTCTTTGCTATTTTACGAACTGGTCTGAATACTTTTTTAAATAATCCCATAATGTATCTCTAATTTGTGTAGTGAAATGCAAGGCTGCCACGCTTGATATATGCAGTATCGTGCATTTTACTTGTTTTTTTACTCGCAGTCAATCTAGAATATATTAGTAGCAGCGCCCAAAGGTATCTCTTCAACGGTTACTTTTACATCTCTTCTGATATGTCCAGATTCCGTAGAAGTCTCAGGATTTTGTACATCTGCCAACGCTTCTGCGTCTGACTTATATTCTTTGCCTGTAACTGTATTTGTAAGAGTTACCTCTGTTTTAGGTGTAATTACTGGTATTCTTTTACCATTAATTATTTCGTACCTAACAGAAGCTTCTGTTTCTATAAATGACATTATCTGTCCTCCCTATTTATTTCTAATACTGATGCAATGACATCTACTGCACCACTTGTTGCTTGTGCTTTTAGTATTTCACTTTCCTGCATAATTAAAGGCTCACTTAATACTTGTTCTTTTTCATTAGCACTTAAACTAACATTGTTATCTACTACAAATGCTGTTCCACTAGAATTAGTTAAAGTTACTTTAACAACAGCTGCACCTGCTGCATCTTCTGCTACTAATAAAGATTTAACAATAGCTCTAGAGTCAGCGGGTACTGTGTAAACAGTAGTATCTGCGGTACTTGTTAAACTTACTTTTTTATTTAAATATATATTTGCCATTAACCTAATCCTAACCAAGTAAATCTTTCTTGGTCCTCTTTTAATTGTCTTAAAAATGTAGCATTTAATTGTTCTACCACAGAAGATAAAGCTCTGTTAATTTGTCTTTGGTTATCCTCTGTATATTCTTTTTTTGGTTCTGGTAATCTTACTACTATCTTTGCCATTATCTTCTTCCATCGGGTTGTAGGTCAGCTTGAAATGTACCAAATCTCCAAGATTCACCTGATCCCGTATTTTCTATTTTAATATTTGCGTATCGTCCTCTTGCTCTTGTATCTACTTTAGTTGTAGATGATGTAATTGTAAAGGGGCTTAAAGTAGTGGCTGTTGCATCTTCTGATGGATAATCTGAAACAGATACTGTTACCTGATTATTTCCCGTCAATACTTTAAAGTTTGGTAAAAATCTTCTCATAGCTAAAAAATATTCACCAATACCTTGGTCTGTCTGTAAAGCAAAATTATAAGATTGTATAAAAGAAAGTAAAGCTGTTGTAGTACCATCAGGGTTTATTTGATCTGTGCCTATTTCATGTTCAAATAAAACACTTTGACCTAATCCTGTTTCTCCTACAATTGCAGGAAATGTTCCAGTGCTTGTACTATTATAAGCAGTTGCATAAGGCTTTGGATATATTAATGAATCAATCCAAGTTGTTCTATTAAAACTAGTACTTGTATTTGTATACCAATTACCCATTTCACCTGGTGGTGCTTTTGCTCCATAATTATAAATTACAGATCTATCATTAAATGTAGCATTAGATGTTGGATACCACCATAACACTTCTGTAAACAAATTATTTATACCAGCACAAACTTGTTGTCCTTTGGTTGTGTTTATATCATCATAAACATAATCTTCTACTGAGCATGGTAAAGAGTTGACGGTACCATCAAATGCAAAGAAACCATTATTAGACATCCAGTATGCAACACCATCTATCTCAACAGCTGCATTCTGTCCTATCAATCCACAGTTTGTACCCACTTGTTCAAATCCAAATGTGAATGGTGCACCTACAAACTTCATTGTATATAAAGCATTGTCAGTCCATACTAGAATATTTTCTTTTGCAACTAACGCACCCATGATCCGCGTTCCGTCTTGAAGTCTTTGTGAACCGGCTGTATTGGTTGCTTCGATAGTGTATTGGTTAATACTTTCATCAGCAGAAAATCTAATAAACATATCATCTTGCGTGCTTGGTGTGCCGATAGTCACTTCTGTTCCAAAATGAATTAAGTGTCTTGTCGTTGGTGATATTAAAGTTGTTCTTGTTGCAGTAGGATTGTTTGTTGTTTCAAATCCACTTGTTGATGTAGATGCTCTATTACTTGTAGGACTAGCAACACCTGCGTTCCATGTAAATGTTTTACCATTTAATACTGTGGCCACTAAGACTTCACCAAAAGAATTTAAAGACCAAAGACCAGGTTCAAGCGTAACTGTAGATGCTAAAACTGCACTACCAAATCCTGTAAAGTCAGTTGCATTAGTAACCACAGCGCCATCACTATGTGCTTGACCATTTGATGTACCTGCTGTTGCTGTGCCTAACGCACCTCTAGTTATACCTGTTAATTCATTACCAACTACACCAGTATAAGTTATTAATTCATCACCCACAGCTATTGTGCCTGCGGGACTTGGAAAACCTGTTGTTGATGTCAATCTAATTTGTGTTGCTGATCCATTGTTACCATTTGTATCCGCGCTCAACGCTCCGTCTAAATCGTTTTGTAAAGCACCTGTAATAGTACCACCATAATTTCCAATACCAAAACCATAACCATAGTTTTGTGCTGCTGGACCAACGGGTTCATAAGGTTTTAAAGTTATACTACCACCAGCACCTACTGTGCCGCTGGCAGCTGATCCCATTGTAATTGTAAAAGTTGTTGGAGTTGGAACTGTAATAACTTGAAAATTTTTATCTTCAAAATCTGATGCTGAGAAGCCTGTGCCGCCTGGTAAAGTAACACTATCAAATAAAACTATATCACCTACATTTATTCCATGTGCAGCTGAAGTTGTTATTGTAACTGTTGTTGTAGAGTTTGTTGAAAGTGTTGCACCAGTAATACTAGTTTTTAAAGGAGTAATATCAAAAAGTTGACCTTCAAAATAAATTAATAAAAATTTGTCTGTGCCTAATGCTACGTATCTATTTCCATCTAAATCTACAAATGCAAATTCTTTTCTTACTACACCTACAATAGTGTCAGTAAGAAGTGATTGCCAACCACCTATTTTTTCTGGTAGTCCATATCTAAATCTAGTTAAATCAGAATCTGTCCAACGACCAACAGCACCAACAGAAGTATCCTGTCGATCTATTCCTGGCGCAAATTTAATTTGTTGAAGAGCCATCTGTTAGCTCCTATGCTGTATTTGTTTTATAAGCCC